TATCCGCTACGCAAACGCTGTATGGTTTGCTTTCTAAGGTCAGCCTCCAGGTTACTTCTCCGACGTTTAAAGAAGATGCTGAGAAGCTGCACGAAGCAAGATTAGAGCTTGAAAAGCTGCTTACATACTATCAAGAACAGCAAAAGGGTGAATGACACTAATTCTGCTGCTTAACCCTAAGCAATACGGCCAAGGGGATAGCAGCGACATTTTAGATGTTTACCGTAAGAAACGTCGCCAACAAGAGCGTGAAGAGGAAGAGCTTGCCGTAAAGATCCTACTTGATCGCTATAGAGAATTACAACCTACCACAGAAGCAGAAATACCTTTTGAGTCACTTTTAGCTGGTGCACTTCAAACTCAATATTATGGGTTAGACACAAAAAAACAAAAAAGAATTCAACAATTATTTTTATTAATGCTAATGGATGATGACTAAGATGGCAAAGAAACAAAGCACATGGCCAACACGATTTGGCACATTAGGCGATAAAGTTTTTGGTAAAAATGATCCATTTAACCAACCTACTGATAAAAACTCCTGGGCTAGGGATAACTATCCCCAGGATGAAATGCCGCCAACACGCTCACCCTTAACTGGTAAATACTATACCAGTAAGGCAGCTCTTAGGGCGGAATACAGGTCTCACGGTGCTGAAGAAGTCGGAACTGCCTATGACAATGGGTTTGATCCAGCCGAAAAGCAGCAGCGACGAGAAGCGGATTTAGTCCGTTCAATAAAAGACCAAATAATCGACAGGTATAGAAATGGCAGATAATACAGAAAATACAGAAATAAAAGCAGACGTAGACAAAGTAGGAGTATCGCTAAGAGACAGTTTGCAATCTAAGTTTAGTGCACAAGATGAGGCAGATAGGGTTGAGCCTGATGCAGTTGAGGTAGAAGTAGATGAAAATACTGAGGAAGTGGAAACTGAAGAGGCTCCTAATGAGCCTCAACAAGTTACTCCGCAACAAACTCAGGTAAAAACGGAGCGACTAGCAGTAGCACCTCCAGGCGACATGAGCAAGGAGGAAAAGGAAGCCTTTCAGAATCCTACTGCTGAAAACAATCATATCTTACAAGCATATCTTAGCAGACGTGCATATCAGACCCAATCTGATTACAGCCGGAAGATGAACGAGCTAGAGCAGAATCGGCAAAAGGTGTCAGGGCTTTATAACGTCATAAAAGACCATGAATCTGACTATGTGCGTAAAGGTTTGAACATGGCAGACGTTACAAGGCGGTTCATAGAATGGGATAAGGCTATGGATGCTAATCCTATGCAGACCGCTCTGGAGTGGTTGGATGCCTATGAAATTGACATAAACGATTTAGTAAATATGAGGCAGAACGGATATATGCCTCAGCAGCAGCAACCTCAGCAGCAATATTTGACCCAAGCCGATGCAGAACGCATAGCCCAAGAGAAAATTGAGGCTATGATACAGAAGCAACAACAATCTGTTCTTGCTGAAACTCATCATAATGCTGTACAATCTTTTATTAACAGCAAGCCACTGTTTAGAGACCCAGGAACCGCTGCTCAACTAGAAGACGCGATGGCTCCAATAGTGGCCGCTCTTAGTCAACAGGGAGGTAGCCCTCAAGATATACTTGAGACTGCCTATAACTATGTAACTAAGGGGCACCCCACCTTTGCAGCTCTGACTCAAAAGTTAGAAGCTCCAATACAGGTGGAACAAAAGGTACGCCAAGCGCAAAAAGCGAAGGCTGCGACCAAATCAATATCGGGAGGCACAGGTAGTGGCTCACCCCGACTACAAACAAAAGATTTAAGAACAAACCTTCAACGTCGTTTTAATGGCGGTGAATAAATTTATAAGGAATAAACTATGGCTAATTTAGAAGAAGCAGTAGTTGCAACGCTATTTGACCAAAGCGATGCTATTGCTGATGAAGTAATGCACCACAATCCTGTTCTTGCTGCTTTGAACGAGCAAGGACTTGTAAGACGCTTTTCTGGCGGATACGAACTACGCAAGCCAATTATGTACAATGATTCTGCTGTAGGCGGATTTTATGCTGGATTCAGCTCATTTAACCTGGATGCTATCGATGATTTCACAGCTTTCAGATTCGCTATTAAACAGTGCTATGAGCCTGTAGCGATTTCTGGACGTGATCGCAGAGCAAACAGAGAGGAGGCCCAACTTCTTGATCTTGTTGAAACCAAGATGAAGGCTTCTATCGCAAGATTAAAGAATACTGTTTCTACCTCCCTCCGTGGCGATGGAACAGGTTCAAGCGGATTAGAGTTTGACGGTCTGAAAAAGGGTGTTTCTACTTCTCCTACTTCCGGCACTTACGGTTCTATCGACCGTTCTACTAACACATTCGCTCAGAACATAGCTGTCAACGTAACTCTTTCTGCATCAAACGTGCAGGAGCAGATTACTGATGCTATCTCCAGAGTGACTCGTGGCGATGAGATGCCTGATTTGGGTATTATGGATAGAACAGCTTGGAAATATCTCCACAGCTCTCTAACCGCTATCCAGAGAATACAGCTTCCTGCAAAGAAAGCTGTCGCTGGCTTTAGAGCCCTTGAGTATGATGGTTGCTCGTTTGTATTCGACGGTGGTTACAACTCCTCCGTTCTTGAGACAAATAGCTGCCGTTTGTTGAACACTAAGTACTGGACAATGGACCTTGTTCGTGGCGCAGACTTTAAACCTCTTGCCCCTGATATGGCTCGTCCGGTTGATCAAGATGCTTCCTTCACGGTTATTATCGTTGAAGGAAACCTCTGCTGTTCAGCTCCAGCTCTACAAGCTGTTATTTACCAATAATAGTTAAAAGATAAAGGAAACAGATTATGAGTGAATCAGGATCTTTCGGAGTAAATCCAACCAAGGCTTACAATACAGATAGTATTCCATCCCTACCTGCAAAGTTAGGCGATATCGGAAGCGATACTCGTGGAACATTTATTTTCTGTAAAGCTGCTGAGGCTATTACTCAATATGACTTCGTATCCGTAAAGGACGACTACACAGTTGTTCAGATGGATGACACAGAGGCTAACACAACCCCAAGGTACTTTGGTGCTGCTCAAATAGGGCTTGCTATTAACGAGTATGCTTGGATTTGGGTAGGTGGTGAAGCCGGTGGTGGAACTGGAACAGGCATAAAAGGCCTTTTCATTAACTACACTGCTAAGGCCACTGTCTATACAACAGCTACACCTGGTGTATGTGATGATGCTTCTGGTGGTTCTTTTGACAAACTTCCTCTAGTAGTAGGACTAACCACAGTTGGTGGTACTGCTGCTGCTGCTGAATTGCAGTCATGGGGAATTCTCAAATTAACCAACTAACAATTAGGGGGCTTCGGCCCCCTTTTTAAAGGAGATTTATATGGCTACTGCAACCACCTTAATTGGATTGGGCACACCTCCTGAGCAGGCTACAGCGATTGCTGATGGCGTATCAGGAACCCAGACAGTTACTGGTAACATAAATTTTCAGGCAACCGGCAATAGATTAGCTTACAAGACAGGAACAACCTCCGGTACTTTTACCGCTAACGGTTCTACTGCTGTTGTAGTTAATACTGCTGCTGCTTCTACAACAATGATTGTAGTTATGTCGGTAAAGACAGTAGGTGGAACACCTGCTGGCGCACCGTATCTTTCTGCAATTAGTGCTGGCGTATCTTTCTCGGTGAAAGCTGCTGCTGGTGATACCTCAGTTTATAACTGGGCTATTATTGAGACCGTTGCTTAAGATTTTATGTGACGACCCCTGGGGGCTTCGGCCCCTTTTTTAGGAGAATATATGACCCTATATACTGGAAATGTAACTACAACGACTCCTACGATAGCTACCGCCTCTAGCGTAACTCTACTATCAGCTAACGTAAATCGTAAATTTTTGATGATTCAAAACAATAGTGCTGCAAATATAGCTATTAGCTTAACTGGAGCAACACTCACAGGAATAACTCCTACCTCTACTAATCTTTGTATAGTTTTATCTAGTACAGCAGGAGCTAATATTTTTAGATCAGATCCTATGTTTGTTCCGCAGGGTGCAGTGACGGCGTATCAAACAAGCGGTGGAACTATTAACACTGTGACAGTTGTAGAAGGGTAAGCTATAGTTAAGCTGTTAATAGGCTTATCTATAGGAGATAAATATGCCGCAAGTAGATTGGAATAGCATTATGAATGGCAACGGACAACCAAAAAGCCGTTGGTCAGGATGTAATGTAAAATTCATGAATGTTGTACGAAAGAATGAGGCTAAAAGCCAGCAAGCTGGACGTGACATTTACGACGAGATTCCTTCAATATCCATGCAGTGGCCTGGTGGTGATGAGACTGTCAGAGCATTAGAGGAAAAGGACAAGGTAGAGCATCCACAGTTATGGGCAGCTTTTACCGCTGGTACTGGTCCTGTTCAATCGGGAATGCCACTTAAAGAATGGACAAGAGTAACTGCAAGCGCAATTCACGAACTTGCTTATCTTGGTTTCCGTACAGTAGAGCAACTAGCAGAAGCTAACGATGAAGTTAAGCGTAGAATGGGGCCGCTTTCAAAGTTTGTAAAAGAAGCGCAGGAATGGCTATCTGCTGCAAACTCTGGTCAATCTCAGGTAGTAGCTTTGAGAGAAGCACTTGAGCGTGAGAAGAACAGAGGCGATAGACTTGAGAATCAGATTGAGCTGTTAATGCAGCGGATTGAGGCTAACGAGGGTAATCGTTTTGAAAGAACCAAAGTGAGCTTGGATGATGCAGACGACAAGCCAAAAAAAACTCGTAAAGGAGACGCATGACACTAGCTACCATTGTTGCTAATGTTGCTAATGAAGCTGGTTATACAGTAGAAACTAACGTCACAACTTCTACTGAAACTACTACAAAGCAACTACGCACAATGGTGCAACGGATTAGTCGGGAAATGTCCGATAAGTATCCTTGGCCAGTCATGTATGCAGCAGGGAGTATTACCCTTGTAAACGGGCAAGCTCAGTATCAGCTTCCTGCTGCTTTTAGTTACTATCAGTACAATACATTTTGGAATCAATCGACCAGATGGCGCATATTAGGACCGATGACTCCGCAAGAATATGCTGAGATTATTGGCTACGGTTTAAACACTACGGTGTATCAGAGATTCCAGTTACGAGGCATAAGCAACGATCAATTATTAATTAGCCCTACACCCACTGCCTCTGGTGATACTATTATTTTTGAGTATATCGCAGAGCGTTCGGTACGTCCTAGAACATGGACGACAGCCACCCTTTATGTTGCAAACTCATACACTTTCTATAATGGCAATTATTATCAAACCACTGCTGGAGGCACTACTGGAGCTACTCCTCCTACTCATACTAGCGGTAGTGTTAGTGATGGCGGCGTTACTTGGACCTATTACAGCGGCATTTATAATGAGTTTTTAGCAGACACTGACGTTTCTATATTAAATGAGAAAACACTTGAGCTAGGTGTACTTGAGCGTTTTGCTGAGATACACGGACTAACAGTTGTCCCTGGTAGATTTGAGACGCAGTTGAATGAAGATTTTAGTAAACAGAATCCTGGCAAGATTTTGTATACTGGCGGACTACAGAGAAATCTGGTGTTTGCTAGAGACGGTATAGCCACTTTTGGGACGTTTATTTAATGGCTGATCCATACACGAACTACCTTGAAGCGTATAACCGATACATGAATATGGTGCGTGGTGGCGCATCTCCAGTGCAAGCTATTCAAGATTCAGGGTTAGTTGCGTTAAAGCAGCAGCAATTAAAAGATGAAGCAGGGCAAGCACAGAAGCAGGGCTATGCTCAGTTAGGTGGTCAGTTAGTTGGTGCATTAGGTACTCAAGCAATACAAGATGTAGCAAAGGGCGAAAAGGTATTAGGCGGATTAAGAGAAGGTGCTGCCAACATTGGCAAAGAGATTAGCGGATTATTTGGTGCCGAAACTGGAACTAATATTGCTCAAACAGCCGCCGAAAACGCTGCATGGAACGCAGGAGCCGATGCAGCAACAAGTGCGGCTGGTGGTGCTATTCCTCCAGTAGAAGGTGGTATGTTTGCACCAGGTGGTACGTTGACCACAGCATTGGGCGGAGCAGGAGCTGCGCTAGGAGCGTATGGAGCATACAAAGGAATTGAAAAGGGCGATCCATTTGGAGCTGGCTCAAGTGCGTTGGGTGCAGGATTAGGATTAAATGCAATGGGTTTCGCGTTAGGTCCAGTTGGGTGGGCTGCACTAACAGCTACTCCGGTTGCAGGGGCATTGATAAATAAAAGCAAAGTAAGCAATAGGGAAAGAAATCAACGACAAACTGAAAACCTACTAAAAATGGGATTCTCTCAACAACAAATGCAGGAGTTGGGAAGAATGGACAATCAGGGCAGTATCGTGTTTCGGCCTGATACCTTATCAAAAGAACAAAAAGATGCAGAAGCTAGAAAATGGAATGAAATTACAAGCTCAGAAGATCCAAACATTAACTGGATGAGACAGCCAAATAGAATGTGGGGTACAGAGGGTATGCTTAGTACCTATGGTCCAGATTATTTAAATAAGATGAGCGAATTTGATAGATATGTAGCTACTGCTTCTGCAATAGAAAATGGCGGCGGTTTTTATGATAAAAAAGGCGAAGTGCTTTTACGCAATCAAAAATCAGCACTAGCTGCGTATGAGGCTGCTAAAAACAATCCTGAATTGATGGCCAAATACCAACAGAACTACAATATTATGAAACAAACTGGGCAAGACGTAGGTATTCCAAAAATAGAAAGCGAAGAAGAAAAAGCAGCAAAAGAAAGAGCTAAACAAATTTACACAAGTTATAACGATTAGGAGCATATTATGGCATACGGAATGGCAGGACGTTCACCAAAAACAGGAGGACCGTTACAGGCTCCTCAGCAACCTTTACAAAGATTATCTCCTGGTGTTTACAGAGGACCAGAAGGTAATTTAGTAAATGCACAAGGTGGTACGCTACCAGGTGGCAACTTACCACAAACAAGACAACCACAACCACAAAGCATGGCACAGCAGCCAATGATGGCAATGCCAAGACCAACTCCTGGTAATATGCCAATGATGCCTCCAATGCCACAGATGCCTCAATATGGTGCGATGCCCCAGTTTCTGCAACAAGGTGGCATGATGCAGCCAGATCAGCAAGTGATGCGTCCAGCGGTTATGCCAACCTTTACAGGCATGAACGGAATGTTTCCCTATAATAAGTAGGTATGAATAGATGGCACACGAAGGATTTACAATGTCCCCACCCTACGGTGGTCTGGATTTAGTAAGCCCCATTGACAATATGGACCCTAGCTATGCGCTAGAGCTTGTTAACGTGTTCCCTGGTCCTACTGCTCCTATTACGAGAAAAGGCTACGCTCAGTATGTTGACCTTACAGCGTCAAATACTGGCGTAAAAACGCTAATAGGCTACAACAAAAGTGATGGTACTACAGAGCTAATTTCTGTCTCAAACGGTGCAGTCCCTAAGATTTACAAAACAGTTGCAGGTGTTGCTACTGACATTACTGGCACAACAGGCATTACGATAAACAAAGCTGACATGCAAGCCGAGCAGTTTGGTTCTCGGCTATATCTTGTAAACGGCACTGACGTTATGCAGGTGTACGACGGTAGTACAGTTGCAGACTCTACTTTTACCTTTCCTGGTGGCAGTGGCGTTACCCTTGCTGACCTTATAAACGTAGCAAGCTACAAAGAGCGATTGTACTTTGTACAAAAGAACAGCATGACATTCTGGTACGGCAATACTCAAACCGTCGGAGCGTCTCAGCTTACTAGCTTTGACTTGCAATACGTTATGAAACGAGGTGGCAATTTATTGTTTGCAGGTAGCTATACTAACCAAACTGGCACCTCTACTACTGATTTGTTCTGGGCTATAAGCAGCGAAGGCGAGATAGTCTTTTATGCTGGCAGTTCTCCTTCCGATACAAACTGGGCTTTGGTAGCGAGATTCCTGATTGGTAAACCGCTTGGTTATAGAGCGTTTATCAGAGTTAATAACGATGTCTGGATACTTACACAACAAGGCATAGTGCCTCTTTCTGCCTTGTTTCAAAGCGATCCCGAACAAGCACTTAATGTAGTAAGTTTTAGGGTAAATCCATATATTGTCACATACTCAGCGGTGCTTGATTTTAGCTCAAGGTGGCATGGCATGTTCTGGCCACAAGGTAGAAGAGTGTACATAAATGTACCTCAGAGCGAAGCACAAAGCACAATGCTAGTTTACAGCATTGATACTAAAGGGTGGTGCGTATATCAGCTATTCGACAGCGAAGATAACAATACTATAGCGGTGGCAGACGGTGTGGCTTACTACGGCAGCAATCACGGCTATATTTATACAGCAGAAAGTGGCTACACAGATAATAACAATACCATAACTTTTAACGGTAGAACTGCCTTCTCATTTTACGGCAGCAGAGGCAACTACAAAGCATTTAAAGACATACGTCCATTACTCAAGACAAAAAGAGGCTTAACCATGAGTATTGGATTAGATACAGACTTCCAAAGAAGGCTAACAGTTGATACAGTATCGACAGGAGTTGCAGTAACTACCCCATGGGGTAGTCCTTGGGGTAGTCCCTGGGCATCTCCAACAGAATATTTATTCAATAGATACGCCGTAAGAGGACAAGGACACTCGGCAGCGGTTAGGTTTGGTGGAAGCGTAAATTCGGCAGAATGCCAGATTTTCGGATTTGAAATCAGATTTGATCAGGGTGGACAGGTATAATTATGGCAAAAGGAATGGCCGCTAAAGGCCCAAGCAATAAACCTCAGACTGGTGCTGCTAAGAAGAATGTAAATCCTCGCACTGGTAAGCCGTTTAAATTCTCTATAAAGCAGTTGGTGGCTAAACAAGCTGCTGGTGAGCAACTTGGACCTAAGCAAATTGCTCGATTGCAAAAAGCTGGAAAGATAGCACCTAGCACAGCAACACCTACCCCACAACTGACTCCGCAACAGATTGAGCAAAGAGTCGGTGCTGCAACTGGTGGCGGCGTAGAGCAGTTTATGAACATTATTGGTCAGCAGGGGGCTTTTCAACCTGGTTCTTTTGCTGATCAAATGCAAGCTGCTAGACAAGGTGTACTACAACAGTTTGAAAGAACACAGGCTCCTGAGTTTCAAAGACAACAAGCAGAATTTAATCAGATGGCAGCCGAAAGGGGATTAGACCCTAATGGTGTTGCCTATAAAACACTTCAGCAGCAATTAACTCAGAGACAGGACGCTGCAAGAGAAGGTGTAATGCTGGCAGCAGAACAAGCAGCACAACAAGTACAACAACAAGGATTCGGACAAGCTCTTCAAGGCTATCAAGCTCCTGCTGCTATGTTAGGTGCTTTTGCTCCTTTCTACGATCAGTTTGGTCGTCGATTAACTGAGCAGGAACAACAAGAGATAGCTAGACAGAAAATGGCTCAAGATGCGCAGATTGCAAGAGAGCAAATTCAGGGTGGCATTTTACAGTCTCGTATTGGTCAGTTTGGTCAGTTATCTCCTGAGCAGCAATTCCAGATGTTAAGAGAGAAACAAGCTGGTGACTTAGCTTTGCAAATGATGCCTGGGCAAACACAACCTAGACCTTCTACTGGGTCGGCGGTTGCAGGTGGACTAGCACAGGGAATAGGTGCTGGAATTAGTAGCTGGTTAGGAAAAAAGTAATATGGCAGACAGTGCACTTTTCAAAGCATTAATGGGCGATGAGTATAGTTATACTCCTAAAGAATCATTATCCGGTGCCTTAGCGACAGGCATTGGTAAAAGTCTACCAACACTTGTAAATCCTTACGGTTCTACTGGTAGCAACCTTGCAGCGGTATTAGGTGGTTCACTACTAGCAGGTTTATTCGGCTACAGTGCTAAGAGAGAGGCAGAGCAAAAGAACGCTGAGATGATGCCCGTAATGATGGATCTACTACAAGCTAAAGATACTGGCACTATTGCAGACATATTAAAAACTTCTCCTTATGGTCAAAGATTGTCACCAATAGGTATTAGCAGAATGAGCGCACTAGAAGAGGCTCAGGCTAAACGGGAGGCAGCAGCCTTAGAAAGGCAACAAGCTCTTGGTGATTTTGCAACAAAACAACAAATTCGAGATAAATTTATAAAAGGTAGACGTATTCCGCAAAGTGACAAAGCACCTGTTATTCCAGCGCAAATAAGAAATCAATATGCCAGAATTACTGGCGGCTATAATGACTTTATGGATTTAGCAAATAAAATTGAAAAAATTGCGTCGACTCCTGAATTTATAGCCGCAAAAAACATGAGTGCTTTTGGAAATAATATTAAAAGTGAGATACAGCAATCTGTTTCACTATTCGCACAATCCCGATCTGGACTTGCTTACACAGATAAGCAAGAAAAGATTTTAGGACAGGCAGCGGTAGGAGATTGGACTAACTTAACTCCGAAACAGGTAGTAAATACTCTTAGAAACGCTGCAAAAAGAGAATTAAATTTTGGTAATGTTCTATTTGAAACCAGTCAAATGAAACCAGAAGATGCGCTTGCTGCTGGGAAAAGAGCTGCTGAAACTGGCACTAAGGTAATATTTGCACCACAACAACAAGCTGGCGCACAAACACCTACTGCGCCTGTAACTGGGCAATCAAAAGTCAGTCCGCCAAAAAGAGCTGACTATCAAAGTGCAGCGGAATTTCTTGCTGCCGTAAAAGCATGGAGAGGACAATAATGACACCAGAAGAGCAATTACAATTAGAAGAGGAAATTGCCTTAGCTGAGATAGAAGCTCAACAAACTACTCCATCTATTGCTGAACGTGCATGGGATTGGGCTATAACTCGCCCTAATGGTACTAAAACAAGTATAGGACAAATTGCAAAAGATATTCCAATAGGAGTCGCTAGAGCTGGAACTGGATTGCTTGACTTATTAGCTTTACCTGGCAGATACGCCTACGAGCAAGTTACGGGGGAAGCTCCTACATCACCTACCTATACAGGACGATTAGAGCAAGCACTACAAGGTATTAGAGTTTCACCTGAAGAAACACAATTACAAAAAGCTGTAAGTTTTATAACTCCGTTGCCTGGTAAAAAAGCAGAAATGCTAAAAGATGTAGCTATGGGCGGATTATCGTTTGTGGGAGAAGAAACATTAGGAACTCCTGGCGCAATAGGATTGCCATTAGCCGCAGCATTGGGCGGCCCTGCTGCAAGACGTTTAGGGCAAGCAGCTAAAGGTGGTTATAGAACTGCTGCAATATTAGCTGGTTCTGAAGCTCCTCTAAAGGAAATGGCAGCAAGAGAAATACAAACACAAATTGGTCCAGAAAGTTTGCAGCGATTGTACGAAACAAATCTTCCATCTGCTATAGAAGGTGTTCCAGGCCCTACACTAATGGAAGTAGTGCCAACTCCTGAAACAGTTAAATATCAGCAGCAGGTAATTCAGAATCTTCCTGGCGGACAAAGTTTATCCACTGTCATGGGTGAGCGTAAAGCTGGATTAGAGAAAGCACTAAGAGAAATTGGGGTAGAAGAAACACCTGGACAAATGAAAGAGGTGTTAAGAACTCAAGCAGCAGTTGCCGATGCAAACAAAGCTGCTACTACAGGTAAACTACTCGAAGAGATTGCTCCTGTTAGCGACAAAACTCCACAACAAAAAGGAGAATCTTTATTAGGCGCATTAGGTGCAAAGTTTAAAAATGCGCGGAAATCAGTTGATAAAGTATGGGCAGCTATTCCAGAAGATGAAGTGTTGGATATAAAGAACGCTCAAGAACAAGTGGCAGCTTATAAAGCTAACTTGACTGAAACAGAATTAGAAGATTTGCCTGGTAATTTGAAGAACTGGATGGATAGTATTATTGAAGGTAAAAACAGTATCCCAAGAATGTCCGATAAAGAATTATCGCAATTAAGACTTCAGGAGTTTTTAAGTCCTGAAACGCAATTACGATTTCAATCAAATTTAAATAGCTTAACTGAAGAACAATTATCTAACCTACAAAAACAAAAGGCTATTATTGATTTTGATTATAACAATCCTGAATGGGATTTAATAAACAATGAATTAACTTTAAAAGTTAATAGAAACGGCAGAACAATACTTGCTCCTAGTTATGAGGTTTTAAATCAATTAAAACAAAAAGAAATTGAACAATTAACTGAAGCAGCAACACAATCTATTAATGAATTTGCTCAAAATAAAAATCTATATATAGATACATTAAAAGCTGAAATAGACACTGCCAGTGATATCAAAAATAATTTTTACACTCCGCAAGGATTTGACCAACTAAGAAAACAAGGTACAAGATTATATAAAGAGCTATCTACCAAGTCTAATCCAGGTAGAATATTTGGCGATGTAAAGAATATATTTTTAAACAATATTACCGCAGAAGGTGGCGGTGCCAGTAAAGCATTACCAATTATAGAAGAAGCTGTAAAAGCAGAACGAAAATTCTCTGAGGTATTCAGAGAAGGAGTTGTAGGTCAGTTAAGCTCAAAGCGATTTAATAAACTAAAAACACTTGCCAGTGATGCCGTAGATAAAGTTTTAGCTAAACCAGAATACGTTACGGAACTACAGCAAAAATTAGGCAAAAACGCTGATGAAGTTATTGTTGTAAGACAAGAGTTGCTAAGTAGACTGAGTGAGCAAAAGGACGGCAATAAGTTTATAAACAAACATATTGACTTATTTAAAAACTCGTTTGGTGATGACCTAGAAAAGGTGCGAAAATACGCCGATGCTAAGTTGTCACCCACAGGTTATGAAAGTTATGCTGGAATTGCCGATATTTCTATCCCTAAATTAATTTTTAATGACGAACGCAGCATTAAAGATTTTATGACTAAGTTTAGTGGCACTGGTGCTGAAGACATTGCTAGAAATAAATTTGCTCAAATAATTTTTAAACAAAAAAATCCTTTAGAAGCATTAAGTAGGTACGAAAAAGGCAATATTCCACAAACGTTGTATGGTGCCGATTACAATGATGTCAAAGCTATCTTTGAAGATTTAAATCGTACTCAAATGCCAAGAAAAATTGAATCAATTATGACAGGTGGTCAATCTGCTACTCAGTCTCGAAATACTGCTATTGCTGCTGTAAAGCAAAGTAGAGACGTATTTAGATTAGCAGAAAGAGGAACTGGAATCGGCGCACTTGTTGGAGCCTTTGGATTAAAATTTGATAAAGTACCTGGAAGTAAATTGTTGGTAGGAGCAGGTGCTTTAATAGGTAATCAGATTAAAAAAATATCTGAATTACGAGAGGCTGAGTTTAATGCAATGATTGCAAATATGTTAGCTAATCCAGAAACGATAAAATTTGCTAAAATGCCTCCTACTCCTAAGAATACTAAAAAGTTATTAGATGTCATGTTGAGAATGGTACGAGATACGGCAGTAGTAAGCAAAGGTATAATGGCAACTAAAGAAGGTAAAGAGGAATAAACTATGGCATGGTCAGGTGGAACATTTACGAGAGCTAACGGTGCTACAGAATGGCAGGATGATGCAGCATTAGGAATTGGCATTGAAGCTGGTTTGCATGATGCTCAGGATAACGATCTAGCTACTGGTATTAACAACTGCTTAACTAAAGATGGCCAAAATACGCCTACTGCTAACTTGCCGATGGGTGGCTTTAAGCATACTGGTGCTGGCGCTGCTACTGCGAATGGTCAGTATGTTATTTACAATCAACTAACCGATGCTTCGCCACTTGGAGTTGATTTTGCTAATGATAGATTAGGGTTAAATACTTCTACTCCTGCGTTCACCTTAGATGTAAATAGCACCGGTAATCTTGGTGAAGCCATAGCTCGATTTGATAACACCTCTGGTGGGGCTGGCCTGTTTTTTAGAAAATCCAGAGGTGCTGCTATAGGCACTAATACCATCGTATCTGCGAGCGACACTATTGGAACTATAAACTTTCAAGGTGCTAACGGCACTGGATTTGATACTGCTGCTCAAATTTACGCTTTTGTGGATGGTACTCCTGGTGCAGCCACCGATATGCCAGGTGGTTTGATTTTTAGTACGACCCCTGATGCTAGTGCAACTCCTGCTGAACGCATGAGAATTACTTCCGCTGGTAACGTAGGTATTGGTCGCAACAATCCTGGTACTTATGGAAACC